TTTACACTCATCCCCCGTCCAACCAAACTGTCTATGGGCTTGATCTGCCACACTGTTCGCTTGTAATTCATTTACCCATGTTGTTGTGTATTGCATAATTTCATCCATCTTTGTAACGGCTACACCTTGCATAGACATTTGTTTACGAAAGTCATCTCTTGATGTAACAGCAGTTAGTGGTAAGGTAAATTCTCTTACCCCGTCTTTAGGCAAGTGCAGTCGCATCACAACTGCCTCACCGATCTCTACGTCTCGTAATCTTCTAACAACATATAAGTCGTTATGGTATATAAGCTTCTCATCGGGATCTCCCTCTGCGTTACGAGTTCTTACATATATCCCCCCACTTGCACCTCTAAAATATGGTTTAGGGTATGCAGGTATTACATATGTACTTGTAGGAGAATTAGGTAGGTTAACTGCAGGTGCTTCTACTATGTTATCCTCCTCTGTGGCTTCTCTTATTCTTTGCCCTAAAGATATGGGAGACTTTATCTTGCCCCAATGAATACAATCTTTACATATATCAGGACTATAATCATCAAATGTGTTACACAAGTACGGTCCTTTTATTGCGTCGGTCTTCTTTTTTGTCTCTTCTTCTGAATAGTCCGAGTGATTCATGGATACAATATGTACGGCTTGCTCCCCATCAACGCAGAACTTAGCTATAGATAATCCTGCTCTCCATAAAGGCTCACTAATCTCTTGTTGATTTTTAAGTATGTTCTTTATTTGCTGGCAACCTTTTTTAGCCTTAATCTTTTTTATTATGTCGGCAAACACACTTTCCTTATTGCTCAATATAGAATCGAGAGAGACAACACCCTCTGTAGGTGTGTATATATTAGGTATGGGTATAGGATCAGAGCCAAGCAATTCAGAAAACTCATCAAAGTTTACGGGATTAGGTACATCAACTCCAAAGTAAGTTACCTCTGCAGGGGGATCAGTTTTGTAGTTATGCGTTTTAGGTACTCGTAACACTCTACACACATCTGCTGTAACGGCTACGTCTGCTAACAAGTTATGCTGTGCACACATAGCTTTCAATCGTGTAGCAACGTGGAGCCAATCATCTGCACACACTGCTTCTGTTAATTTCCAATATACATGCACGCCTCTACCCGAGTTAATCTTTAAAGGATTAGGTAGGTTTAACTTTTTGCAAAAATCACGCAATGCGTCGATTGCTTCGGATTGATTTGCATAGTCTTTAGTTCCCCCACAATCAAGGTCAAGGAAGAACGATTTAAATTCTTTTATGTTATCTGTTTTTCTAGAGCCGTCTTTTTCTACCGTACCTAATCCAAAATAAACATCGTACCCTTCTGCATCAAAATTCTGTGATGCGTCAATTAAACGCTCAGTAGTCGAGTAAAACTTTTGCACCTTACGATTATCAATAGGACGAAGTGCTAACAGAGAATATAAACCTCCATCTGCTAGCACGCTTTTTAAGAATATATTTGTATCCATAGTATCCACCAAAACCGAGAGTTACCACGACAGAGGTGTCGGTATACACCTTTTTCGGAAATTATCCTAGTCGTGACAAGGTCTTGGTGTTAGTCGTCCCAGTTATCAATATCAGAAACCAAGGAAGCTAAGTCATCTCCAACTACTTTTGCGGCAGGGGCAGGTTTCTTAACGACTTTCTTAGGTTCTTGAACGGGTGCTTCAGCTTCTTCCTCGAAAGGATTAGCGTCTGAATCTGATCCTGCATTTGCATCAAATCCATCAACTGCTGTAAATGGTGAGTCATCTTGCATAGGTTTAAGATCTATAACCTGCACGGCTTTTAACCTTAACGATACTCCATTGTCTCTCATACTATATGGTACAAAAACAATAGCTACATTCACAAGACTACCATTAGTTAGTAGAAAGTCCTCGGGTAACTTGTTACCCTTTGCATCGTATTGAACAGGCTTTCTTGTAGTTTCATTACCATAAGAACCTTTTAACTTAGCCTTATGTGTAAACGAACCATCTTCTTCTTTCTTAAACGGCATAACAAACTCTGCCCAATTAGATTCTTTCTTTGAATCATACGCTAACTTCATTTGCTTGTATAAAGCTTTTGCTTGCTCTTCATTCATACGAAACTGTAGAGTGTAAGCTGAACCCTCATCAGTAGGATTACAAGGAATAGACCTTTGCTCTGTGCTATCATACTTGTAAGTGCGATTGATACGAGGCCACATAACCGTTACGTTATTAATATTATAGTTCATAGTTAAATTATTTGACATTCTAAATCTCCCTTATATGTCATCGTCTAAATTAATTTCGCCTGCATCTGCTAGCACAGGCTCCCTCTGTTTCTCTGTTTTTGTAAGTGCATCTGCTACATCTTCAACACAAAACCTATAAGTACTACCTATCTTTATATAGGTATCTTGCGGTATGTCTTTCTGACGAACCCATGCACGAATTGTTGATATGGACACAGAGAAGTGTTTAGCCACATCCTCGATTGGTACGTATTTTCCAGTCATTATTTCTTCCTCACTACTATTGAATATTCCGTATCTGTATTCAACCCTTTGGGCATCAGATCGGGGTTTTCTTCAAGGAACTGTTTTATGTTAGTTTGATTAAGACGTTTGTCAAAGAACTCGGGAACTTTATTTTCCATAATAAATTCATACATGGATTCCCAATCACTTGTCCAAAACTTAGTCTTAGTCGTTCTAAAAAACGATCCCTCTGAAGTCCTTGCACTCTCGACATTATGCTCTGTGCAATAGTCAAGCAGTGCTTGTCTTAATCTATCTTGTTGGTTAACAAGGATAGCGTCTTTTTCTTTAAATTCAGTAGACATCTTAGCACGTTCAGTCCTTATTTTAATGAACGCTTTAGTTAATCTATCTACAGATATTGCGTCGTCTTCAGCCATATTATTCTCCTCACGTTGCTGATACTTTATATATAGTGCCTATATATCACTTAGTCAAGTATTTCTTTGTAAAGATCGGTAATTTTTGTGTGAATGTTTATTCTGTTATCTAACAGTCTGTAAACGTGTCTTTCTACGTCAGACCCCTGCAGCTGCACAACTGTGCACTTGTGCTTTTGTCCAGACCTGTGTACACGAGCGTTAGCTTGAGCATAAGTCTCCAACGAACTAACTGGGGACCACCACACCACTGTGTTAGCGGCTGTTAACGTGACACCGTGTGCAGCAGAAGCTGGTTGTATTACTAGAACTCGTGGGCTCACTGCTTCCTGAAACTGTTTGAAGATATTTGTACGTGCTGGTGCACTCACACTTCCCTGGATTACCTCTGTGGATATTCCGTCTGCTCTTAGTCTATCAGTCAATATATTTATTGCGTGTTTAAATGGTACAAAGACAAGAACCTTTTGACTTGACTCGTCGATGACTTCTCTCAACACTTTATATCTGTGCTTTATATCAAACTCTAAAGTCGCACCATCATCTGTATACACTGCGCCCGAGGATATCTGTAGTAACTTGTTCATACCCACTGCGGCATTTACAGCAGTGACTTGCTCGCCCGTTACTTCTAGCACTAACTTTTTCTTTAACTGTTCGTAGTATTTTTTCTGTTGTCTAGTAAGTTCTACGGCACGCTTTACATACGTCATACTTGGTAAGTCTAAACATTCTTCTTTTGTAAATCGAATAGCAGGTTGCAAAACTCTATGCACTGTGCTTGTAGCAGATTCTTTTGGTATCCATTTAAAGTTAGTAATCTTAGTCATAACCATATCTCTGAATGTACCACCAAATTTAGGAACTGCTTTTGGGTTTACCATCTTTGCAAGCCCGTAAGCATCTACTGGACTCTGCGCGGCTGGTGTGCCTGTCATCATCCACAGCCACGTGTCCTCCTGCAGTATCTTGTTTAATACTTTCCATCTTCTTGTCTGTGCATTTTTATAATGCGTAGCCTCGTCCACAATAACAAGATCAAAGCCACCTTTATTTATAACGTCGGCAACTATTTCTACACCATCATAATTAATAACAACGTAGTCTGTTCCTTGCTCTATTATAGCTTTTCTTTTCTTAGCTTCACCATGTGCTACAGCAACAGTTCTGTGTGGAGCAAAATCAAATAGATCGTTTCGCCATGCACTGTCCATAATAGATAAAGGACATATAACTAATACACGATTTACTTTACCTTGTTGCATCAAGAAATCTGATGCCCATATTGCACTAGCCGTCTTGCCCGTGCCTTGTTCGTTAAAACAAAATGATTTCTTATGTTGTGTGAAAAATAATGCCGTCTTACGTTGATGATCAAACGGCTTGTACTTACCCGTGAAGGTATACTTCTTAACTGCTTCCAATGTCTTCTCCTTTTGCAACAGATAAAATCTGCGTTTTTCGTCACTTTTCTAGGGTACAATCACACGTCGAGGTTTTGCTTTGCCTCTGTGGGAGCATCCTAGAGCCTTACTTTTTCTTCTTTTGTCCGTTTCTACTTCTATTTTTAGACGGGCTCTCTAAAAAGTAACCATCTTTGTTACTGCCACCTTTACTTAACATCTTCTTATGACTGACGTCTTTACCCTTTCGGTTAACACCTTTCTTATCCAAGGTACGTCTAGCTTTCTGACGCTCCATACGATTTGGATGCTCACCTCTTTTTACTTGTTTCTTGTATTCTTTTTTATAAGGTCTAGGCGATTTAGTATAAGCCATTAGTTACTCCCGTTATGTATACACTCGAGAACTACACAGTGTCGTTTACATAAGCCACTTGGATGTGCGTTCCAAACATTATTACTATGTGCTATCTCCATACGTGAATAATTAGATAGCCATTTTTTCCATAATGCAGGGATCATATCGTCTGTATATGTGTGTTTTATAAAGTTATTAGATACTACGAACAATAACCCTGCATTAATCTTCTTTATTTTAGGGAAATATTTAAAAGTAGCAAGTGCCATTAATTCTAATTGACCTTTATCTGCATACTTAGCTGACTTGCTTGTCTTGTAATCCACTATCCAAGCCATATCTCCATTGGTAATAACGAGATCAACTATACCACGCCACCAAACGTGTTTTGACATGAAGTCACACGGCTCCAGGGCCCTGGTGAGTCCTAGCTTCATCTCACAATGTTTCTCCCCATCTCTAGCTTTAAGAGCCTCAAGCACTGGTTTCATGTAATTAAATTTCTTAGGTATCGG